CCTTCCTGCCGATACTCCTGTCTTGCGTGGTGAAACCTTCTACACTCCTCAGGCTGTGGAACTCGGTCTGACAGATGGTAGCAAGACGATGGTAGAAGCTATCGTTGAAACTGCTACGATGGGTCGTGAATATACTGAGGCAAAGAAACTTAAAACTGCCGTTTACAACATATAAATGTATCATTTTAATTTTTAGTTATTTATGAGTTTAAAAGAAAAACTTACAAGTGTCATCGAATTCCTTGGATTTAAGCAGAAATTCGAAGACAAAAGTCTGTCACAGGATGAGTTCAACTCAATCGTAGCAGAGTATCAGAAGAAGTACCAGAGTACGCTTGCTGATGACATTGCTTCTGAACAAGCTGCACAGAAGACAGCTCAACAGGCGGATGAGTTTCAGAAGATGCTGAACACCATTCAGTCAGTTCTGAATGGTGGTGAGCCTTCAGCATCAGCTGATGATAATGGTGGTCAGCAGCCTACACAGCAAGGCAACGCAACTCTTGAGGGTATCCTTGAGGGTATTAAGGGTATGCGTGCTGATATTCAGGCGATGGGGTCAAACCCTGCACCTGATGTTCCTGCGCAAACAGTGAATGCTGTTCCTCTAAGTGTTAATGGTTTCGCTAACACAGCTGATTATCTCTTCGGTGTTGAACATCCTTTCTTCTCAATGAAGAATCGTTGGAATCAGATTGCAGCTAACCCACGTGCAGCAGCAGCTCTGCCAGAAGTTGACGAGCAAGTAGATGGTGCTGCCTTCTATAAAGAGGTTAGCAATTATGCTAATTCACTCAAGCACCGCTATCAATACCTTCAGCAGAACAAGATGCTTGATGCAGCTGCACTTGCAAAGGGTACTTACGCTACTAACTACGATGGAGTAGACAATGCTGGTCTTGGCGATCAGTTCGTTGTTCTTCGTCAGGATGCCCTCATCGCACGTGTTCTACAGGTGCGCGATCTTACTCAGTTCTTCCCAGTCGCTTACGGTTACCAGGACCGTGGTCTTGTTTTCAACGCCTTCTTCGATGAGGTTTCTCAGGCTTACCAGTCTGGTGAGGTCTTCAAGGGCGGTATGAAGATTGAGAACCACTATGGTTACGTTGACGACGCCATGATTAAGATGGAATGGGGTCCGATGAAAGAGATCGAGCGTAAGTACATCGGGTATCTCAACAAGGAAGGCTCTGACCCTATCAAGTGGTCTATGATTGAGTACCAGTTGCTCAATACCCTCCGTGCTGCACAGGTTGAGCAGAACAAACGCCGTATGCGTGGTATCTACGTGAAACCTGATAAGGGTGTTGCAGGTAGCTACCTCAATGCTGCTACTGGTGTTCTCTACACCTTGCTGCGCTATGTACACCAGTACGACATCAAACCACACGATGATAGTACATATCGCACCTATACACAGGCAAGTTTCCTCGCTTCTGTTCAAGAGTTTATTGCTGACGTTCGTGCTTCAATCACTGAGGACATGGACCTCGACAACCACTTCATTTACTTGAACAAGAACCATCAGGCATGGTGGATTAAGAACGTTCGTTCTACCTATGGTAAGGACACAGACTTCGCTGGACCTATGGGTGCATTGAGCGTGGTACCAGACACTACGATGCGCATCATTTGGTTGCCTTATCTCGGTCAGACTCCATTCATGATGCTTCACGAACCAGGTAATATTCAGTTCCTTGAGTTTGTACCAGGTGAGATGCTCTCTGTGAAGATGCAGGAAAGCATGGAGCAGGTCCGTGCTTGGAGTACATGGAAAGAGGGAACTTCTGCTTCATTCACAGGTCGTCGCTTCTCAACTAAGGATGAGATGGATAAGAATAACTACGAGTGGCAGCAGATCTTCATCAACCTCTTTGCAGCAACTATCACCGATAAGGTTGACGGTAATAACGGCTTCTGGCAGATTACCGACAGCACAACAACACTGACAACTATCACCGACATCGAGAATGCAAAGGCTGGTGTAGCTTACTGCATCGAGTGCGGTGATAAAACAAAGTTGCCAAAGATTACCAATAGTGGTAAGTTCGATAGCATCACGGCTGCCTTCACAGCTACAGCTGTAGGCGACTACATCATGGTAATTCTTGGTAGCGACAACAAGTTCCGTGAGTTGGAACGTTGCGTCGGTGGCAAGCGCACCATCAACAAGGAGTTGCAGCCCAACGTACCAGGTGGACGATAGATGAATGACTAAGGAACTGGGAGGAAAGTCGATGGAATTAAAAGCTCGGGACGGCTTGACCTCTTCAGTTCCTTTCTTAAATCAATAATTATCATTAATAGTAATAGAAATGAAAAAGCCCAATATTCAGAAACGCTATCGTGCGTATAATCCTATGAAAGGATTTAATTATGCCAATCGTCAATCACGCAATATGTTCATGGCTACGTTTGCGATTTTTGGCATCTTCATGCTCGTAGCTGCCTTGCTTGACCACTCTCTCGGTGCAGCTGCTGGTTCAGGTGTCACCTTCGCCTCAATGGCATTGCTCGGTCACGTCGACGATGTGTCTGATAGAGATACACACGGTAGTGCTATCTCTTACATCGTTTATCTCATTGCGCTCGACCAGATTGACCGCACCAAGGAGTTCCCACAACCTAACGCTAACCGTGAGGTTGCGCCAGTTCCTTTGAAACCGAATGAGATTCCTCATTACTTCGAGGCACACGACATTCCAACCTTCACTGGTACCACAGAGAAGGGCGACATCACCACCACAGGCGAGAATCAGCTTGTAATGGTAATGGGTGGAGCTCGTGCGAACCTCTATAACTTCATTGAGGAGTACAGCGGTGGTAAGTTTATCGCTCTATACAAGCACATTAAGAAGAAGGAGTGGTATATCGTTGGTGAACTCGAGCGTCCTATTATCCTCTCTAACACAGAGACGAAGGACGATAAGGATGGTCGTTACACCACACTTACTTTCAAGCGTAGCTCTGTAGACCTTCCACTGATTTACACTGGCAACCCAGCTGTTACTGCTGCTACTGCTATCAATGCGGATGCTACAGATGTAGCTATCACAGCAGGCAGTAACACATACACGATTCCAAACGGAACGTCAGCTGCTGCTGCTATTGCTACGGTTAGCGGTCTTAGCAAGAACGATAAGGGAAGATACATCACACTCGTTGGTGCTGGTACCGATAAGGCAGCCACCATCGCTGACGGTTCTACCTTCGTACTGGAAGAGGGTGCAACCTGGACAGCAAAGACAGGTGCATCAATCACTTTCCGTGTTCTTGACACCACAACACTTGTCGAGGTCTCAAGAACTGAAGCCTAACTTCGAACCCCTCCCCATCACGGGAGGGGACTTATTCACCATTTTACTTTTATAATATGTACAGCACAAAAGAGAAATTAACGCACTTCCATAAGTTGGTAAGCCCAACTGTTGTGGAAGCCGACCTTGCCCTGCTGCACGAGAAAGCACCACATCTTACTGATTTCACACGCTTCGACCTCTCGCCAGAGAAAAATCACGAGGAGATACTCTTCCTCCTTCTTGATCATTGCGAGCATGACGAAATCGTACGTAATCGACGTGAGTATGCTAATCAAGCAGCCGACGAGGATAATGATAACAACAACGCCAACAACTCTTCTGAAGATGGAGACGAGAATCCTGAGATTCCTAACGCTAATGGAGATGAAAGCCCTGACGCTGACGGTGGCGAAGGCGACGAGAACCCATCGGAAGGAGAGGGTGGCGATGAGTCATCTGAAGAGGGTTCTGAAGAAAACGAGCCTACAGAGCAATCATCAGAGGAACTTACTGCCCCTTCAGAGGATAAGGACGATGCATCTTCTAAGAAGGAGAAGGCGAAAGCAGCTCCAAAAAAAAAGAAGAAGAGTACCCGAAAATAGACTGGGAAAACCTTACTGATGCGGACGTGCAGATGGCAACCGTCATCTATAACGACCGCATCAACACTTGGCGAAAGATGAAGCAGCTCGACGAACTGCTGGAGACAAAGCCCACCGCACAGGCTGTTGCTGAAATGGCAGAACTGCGCATCCGCAATCTTCAAGCATTTGCCGAGCTGCAATCTTTAAACGATACTGGTAAGTTCCTCTGCAAACACCCGATACTCTTCGGACGTTCAGAGATAGCCCAACTCATTAAGTTGCTCCGCACTGATCCAGCTGAGTTCCTCCGTCAGCACAAGAATGTTCTCGACAACATCAAGCGTTATAAGTCGTTCGTTAAACGCAAGGATCGTAAAGAGAAAAGAGATGCTGATAAGCGGAACCTCCAAAAGTACCAAGAGAAAGAGCGACTTTTCAAAATGGTTCTTGAACAACAAAATAAATAATAACAATGGAAAATAGTATAAAAGTTTTTAATTTGGGTGGTTTGCCTACTGCCCCGCTGGACTCTTTTATCGAACTTCAGGAAGATTTCAAAAAGCCTGATGCAGACAAACTTTCGAAGCTTCAGATGCTCATTATCACTCGAGGTTTCAAGTATTCATTTAAAGTATGGAAAGATTCTGAAGGTAAGCTTTGGATTATAGATGCACACCAGCGACGCAAAGCTCTTCTTGGACTTCGCTCCTATGGATTCAAAATCCCAGAGATTCCTTACGAGGAAATTCAAGCATCCAACAAGACGGAAGCTGTCGAAGAAATTGCAGCTTATAATTCAGAGTTCGCTCAGAAGAATCCAGACACTCTCCTATTCACTAAGTATAACATCAGTGGCGATGACCTTGCTAAGTTTAATCTTGGCTATGAAGTAAAACAAAATGACTTCTCTGTCGGTACAGATAAACTATTTGCCTCAGAGAGTGACACAACTGATATTCAAGAAGATGTTGTTGACACAATTCCACAAGAGGATAATGAAGTATTTGCTCGTCCTGGAGATGTTTTCAGGCTTGGGAATAACAGATTGATGTGCGGAGATTGTCGGTCTAAGAGCGATATTGTTGCACTCATGAATGGACGTGTTGCAGATATGATTCTCACTGATCCTCCTTATAATGTTAATTACGAAGGTGGAGGAGATAGCAAACTCACCATACAGAATGACTCTATGGAAAATGACTTGTTCCTTCGCTTCTTGCAGTCTGTGTTTAATGTTATGTTTTCCATTATTAAGCCTGGTGGTTCATTTTACGTTTTCCACGCAGACTCGGAAGGTGAGAACTTCCGCAGGGCTATTCGAGAAGCAGGCTTCAAGATAGCACAGTGCTGCATTTGGGTTAAAGATTCTCTTGTAATGGGTCGACAAGACTATCAGTGGCAACACGAACCTTGCTTATATGGTTGGAAACCTGGTGCTGCTCACTTTTGGAACTCTGATAGAAAGCAGACTACCATTTGGAATTTCGACAAACCAAAAGCCAATCGAATCCATCCGACGATGAAACCTATTGCACTGATGGCGTATCCTATTACTAATAGTACGAAGAATGGCGATGTAGTTGTCGATGTATTCTCAGGTTCTGGTTCAACCATTATGGCGTGCCAGCAGACAGACCGCATTGGGTATGGAATGGAAATAGATCCTAAATATGTGTCGGCAACTGTACGAAGATTTATGTCTATGTTTCCACAGCAGCCTATTCTGTTAGAGAGAGATGGCGTAGTCTTATCGGAAGACGATACTAAAAAAATAATTCTATGTCAGAATTAGTTGTAAAAGAGATTCTATCAGATGAATATGTAAATCAAGTCAGAACGTTCGGGGCGTTAAACTATACCCCCGAACGTATTTGTCAGCTACTTGCCTTAAGGAAAGCTAAGCGAGAAGCATTGCTATATCGCATCGCTCTTCCTGGTGATGTTTATTTTGAAGCTTACCAGCAAGGTCTCGCACTTGGAGAGTATAACATAGACGCTGAACTTGCTAAGAAGGCAGAGAAAGGAGATAACGATTCTATTACATTACTCGAGGAACGTAAGAATGAGCGTGCAGAAAAAGACCTACGAATGAAACTCTTTGGAATATGAAAAGTGAAATTGAGAAGTTAGACTCCATCCACCCTGACCTAATATCTGCATTCTTAACGAATGGAGATTGTGACGGCATACCTCAAGATGTTAAGCTATTCTTGCAACAGCTACAATGGTCTGCTGAGATATTCGAACACGAGCGTAATATTACGAGAGCAGCTAAGAAACTGAAACTTCGTATTAACGCTGAGCAACGGATAAAGATAGAAGAGCGCACTTGTATGGCGAGAATCTATCAGGCAATCAACTACTTTCAGGTTGACTGCAATGTTCCTATAAAGGTTTGGGAGAGCAATTTTGCAAACAAATATGAAGACCTTGCTAAACTCTGCGCACTTAATCGCGACTATAAAGGTATGAAGTCGTGTTATGATGCTGCTCTTGAGTGTCGTCGTCGGTCTTCGGAGATAGCAGAAGCAGATAGGGATTTAGGTGTTCTTTTCTTGATTTCTCCAGAGCTCACAGCAGAAGAACTTGGATTTTCGAAGAAGAATCTTAAAGAAATCGCTGCTAAGCACAACGAAGGTTTTTATATTAAACTTATCGATTCTCTTCCTGTTGAGAACAAGGAGAAGAAGCGACTGCTGCGTGATGCTGATATTCAAGATGCTGAAATAGTGGAGGAGATTCAAAATGACTGATGAAATAATAAATAACGAACAGCCTACAGTTGACTTCGAGCATTACTATATGAATCGTGTGCAGCTGTTGGCAAACATCATTGACCCGAATATGCTCTATGCAGAGTGGGCTCGTGCAACGGGTAAGACGGAGGGCGTTATCGTTCCACGTCTTATCCGTGTAACGAATGACATGCCTGGTGAACTCTCGTTCCTTGTGCATAAGACTTATGTTGCGCTGATGACGAACGTCTGGCCTAACATTCAGGCTTCGTTCTCACGTCCTGTCATCGTGAATGGCAAGCAGCGAGCTATGTTGGAATATGGCATCGACTATGTAGTGGGCGAAGCAAAGCTACCTTCACACTTCCGTCGACCACGCTACCCTATTGCCTACGCTAAGCACTCGGTCATCTTTCGCAATGGTGCACACCTTCAGTTAGTATCTTCAGACCAGCCTGAGAGTGTCGCTGGTCGTAATGCCGTGCATGCATTCGTCGAGGAGATGAAGCACAACAGCGGAGAGAAACTCAAGTCACGTCTTTTCCCTTCCCTCCGTGGTGGTTCAGCTGACATCCGTCGCTCTGCCTACTATGAAGGCGTGACAGGTGTGAGCGATACGGCACGTGTCGACCTTGGTGAGGACGATTGGTTTGAGGAATACGAAAACAAGATGGACCGACAGCTCATTGAGGAAATAGCCAGTGTGTCACTTGCTATCAATCAGTCGCTTTATAAACAGTTTATGCTTCAGCAGGATTTGCGCAATACGAAGAACCCTGTCACTATGGAGAAAATCAGACTTGAGAATGAACGCCTTAATGCCTTTGTTGCCAGATGGAAACCACGCTTAGCGGATATGCGAAGAAACGCAATCTACTATATTCGTGCTTCATCTTTCTGC